GCAACAGATCGTAACAAAGACTATGGTGACGCTGTAGATAACCATGAACACATCGCTCGTATATATAACGCTATCACAGGACAACGTCTTACAGCACGGGACATCACTCTGGTACACCAGGCAACGAAGTTAGCAAGACGGCAAACAAGTCCATTGAAAAAAGATCACTACGTAGATAACATGGCGTACGTCGGTATTGAATACGAGTGCGCTGTAAAGGAGAAGAATCGTGGACTTAATCACTCTTGATTTTGAAACATACTACAACAAAGAGTATTCTCTAAAAAAACTGACTACAGAAGAATACGTACGCGACCCTAGGTTTGAAGTGCTTGGGGTCGCTATAAAGGTAAACAACGGAGGAACGGAGTGGGCAAGTGGTACACAGGAACAACTTAAGACGTTCTTACAGACCTTTGATTGGGAAAAGTCGATGGTATTGGCTCACAATACTATGTTTGATGGTGCTATCCTCTCTTGGGTATTTGATATTAAACCTCGTGCTTATACTGATACAGTTTGTATAGCGAGAGCTGTGAATGGGGTTGAAGCCAGTGTTTCGCTGAAAGCGTTATCAGAAAAATATGGTGTAGGTAAAAAGGGTGACGAGATACAGAACACTCTTGATAAACATAGACAAGACTTCACCGACGAAGAACTAGAACGTTTGGGTGACTATGCTGTCAATGATGTAGACTTGACGTATGACCTATTTGCAATTATGGCAAAGGGGTTTCCAAAGAAAGAACTTAAGCTTATTGACTTGTCACTGCGTATGTTTGTAGAGCCTGTTTTGGATCTGAACTTGGACTTGTTAGAAGACCACCTTGCTAGCACACGTCAACACAAGGAAGAGTTACTCATGGATGCTCGTGCATCAAAAGAAGATTTGATGAGTAACGACAAATTCGCGAAGCTACTTGCTGCATACAACGTGTCGCCACCTAAGAAGTTAAGTCCTACTACAGGTAAGGAGACGTGGGCGTTTGCTAAGTCAGACGAAGGATTTAAAAGCCTGTTAACACATCAGGACGAGAGAGTTCAATCACTTGTTGCAGCCAGGTTGGGTAATAAAAGCACACTCGAAGAAACGCGAACGCAAAGGTTTATCGACATAGCAAAACGTGGCTTATTGCCTGTACCTGTTAGATATTACGCGGCTCATACGGGACGTTGGGGCGGTGACGATAAGATAAATTTACAGAACTTACCAAGCCGTGGCACGAACGCAAACATGCTAAAGCGTGGCATAATTGCACCACAAGGACACTCCATAATAGATGCAGATTCGGCACAGATAGAGGCAAGAGTGTTGGCATGGCTTGCCGAACAAGATGATTTGACTCAAGCGTTTGCCAAAGGTGAAGATGTATATAAGAAAATGGCATCAAAAATATATGGTGTAGCAGAGAGCCAAATCACAAAAGACCAGAGATTTGTTGGTAAGACTACAATACTAGGCGCAGGGTATGGTATGGGGGCGCAGAAGTTTCAAGACCAACTCAAGACATTTGGCTTTGACATGGAGCTACACGAGGCGCGACGTGTCATAAAGATATACAGAGAAACAAATCATCAGATAAATAAACTGTGGCGTGACGCTCAGTTGTTCTTGAAAGATGGTAATACATTTGGGTTACATGGTGTGTTGTTTGTAGAAGATGGTAAGATACTACTACCCTCTGGGTTACACTTACGTTATGACGACTTACAGTTTACCACTACAGATAAAGGCGTAGAGTTTGACTATAATACAAGAAGAGGACGTACTCGCATATATGGCGGTAAAGTAATAGAGAATGTGTGCCAAGCGATAGCTCGTTGCATTATTGGTGAACAAATGCTACAAATAGCGAAGAGGTACAGAGTTGTCTTGACAGTGCATGACAGTATAGCGTGTTGTGTCAAAGACGAAGAGGTGGACGAGGCACAGCAATACGTCGAAGAATGTATGCGCCAACCACCAGAATGGGCAGAAGGTCTACCGATAGATTGCGAATCGGGAACAGGCAAATCTTATGGAGAGTGTGAGTGAGTATAGCACCGTGGTCATACAGTAGAATAAAGGCGTTTGAACAATGCCCTAAACAGTTCTACCATATGAAAATAGCGAAGGATTATAAAGAGCCACACACAGAAGCGATGCGTTACGGCACAGAACTACATGCTGTAGCAGAAGACTTTATAAGTGACGGCACACCAATACCAGATAAGTTTGCCTTCCTCAAAGGTCCCCTGGAAGCACTTAAACGTAGACAGGGTAACAAGTTTACAGAGATGCGTATGGGTCTGACCTCAGAGCTTGAGCCTTGTACGTTCAAGGACAAGAATGTGTGGTGGCGTGGCATAGCAGATTTGGTAATAGTTGACGACACGAAAGCATGGGTGGTAGACTATAAGACTGGACGTAACGCACAATACGCAGATAAAGGACAGTTGGAGCTTATGGCTATGGCTACATTTAAACACTTCCCCGAAGTAAAACAGGTCAATGCGGCTTTGATGTTTGTGGTTGCCAACAAATTTATAAAGGCAAAATACACAGTAGATATGTTGACAGACCTATGGGATAAATGGTTAGCTAGTTTTGATCGTATGCAAATCGCGCACGATAACGACACATGGAACGCAAGACCCAGTGGGTTATGTCGTAGACACTGCGCGGTCATAGAATGTGTATATAATGGGAGTAACTGATGCCGTATACGAAATCACCTAGACCTTACAAGAAAGAATATAAGAAACAGAAGGAACGTGGCGAACACCCTGACAGAATGGAGCGTCAACGTGCTAGGAGAGCCTACGACAAAAAGGGCATCAGTCGTAAAGGTAAAGACGTATCACACAATAAGATGTTAAGTAAAGGTGGTTCAAACAAAGACGGCACAAGGCTAGAAAGCCCATCAAAGAACAGGGCAAGGAACGGACAGAAGAAGAAAAAGAAATGACAAAAGACCCCAAGACAGGAACAGGAAAGAAACCAAAAGGAACAGGAAGGAGACTTTATACAGATGAAAACCCCAAAGATACAGTCCCTATTAAATTTGCCACTGTGGCAGATGCCCAAGCAACTGCTCGTAAGGTTAAGCGTATTAATAAGCCATACGCTAGGAAGATTCAAATCCTTACTGTGGTGGAGCAACGAGCCAAAGTCGCAGGGAAACCAAGACAAGCCGCGATTGCAAAAAAAGCCAAAGAAGAGCTTAGAGCAAAGCACAAAGCGAAAACGCGGAAGACCTAGAAAAAAATAAATATAAAAAATGAGAAAGAGAAATGCAAATAATAGACAACAAGGCTTTACGCCTACGGTTACGTGACCCCGATAAAGTCATAAATGTTATACCTAAAAGTAAAAAGGTAGGTGATAACGAAGTTATAGTTAATTGGGGGCTTGAAGAAGCACAGAGCCTGAATCAGCTAGGTATAAAATCACCATCACCCATAGAAGCAAAATACACATGGACAGGAAGATACCAACCATTTGACCACCAAATTTCAACCGCATCATTCCTTACTATAAACCAAAAAAGTTTTTGTTTCAACGAACAAGGCACGGGCAAGACCGCAAGTGCTATATGGGCATCAGACTTTCTTATGAAACAAGGCGTGATAAATAGAGTCCTTGTAGTATGCCCGCTCTCGATCATGGATAGCGCATGGCGTGATGACTTGTTTACATTTGCAACGCACAGGACTGTGTCTGTAGCACATGGGTCGGCTGACAAACGTAGTAAGATAATACAGGAAGGCGCAGACTATGTGGTTATAAACTACGATGGTATAGGAATTGTGCTAGATGACCTAAAGAAAGGTGGGTTTGACTTAATTATTATAGATGAAGCCACGCATTACAAAAATGTCCAAACAAGGCGCTGGAAACTCCTACGTCAACTAATACACGATAACACGTGGCTGTGGATGATGACAGGTACACCCGCGGCCCAGAACCCTACAGACGCGTACGGACTAGCAAAACTTGTTAGCCCAAACAAAGTCCCTAGGTTCTTTGGTGCGTTTAAAGATATGGTGATGATAAAAGTATCACAGTTCACGTGGAAGATACGACCCGATGCTACAGATATAGTGTTCAGAGCGTTGCAACCTGCCATACGTTTTACAAAAGATGAGTGCTTGGACTTACCACCTATGGTATATACCAAACGACAGGTAGAACTTACGGCACAACAAAAGAAATATTACAAAGAACTAAAGACAAAGCTTGTGTTAGACATCACAGGCGAACAGATAACCGCAATAAACGCAGCTGTTACCCTTAACAAGTTACTACAAATATCAGCAGGGGCTATATATACGGACGAAGGCGAAGTGCTAGAGTTTGACATAAAGAATAGATACAAGGTGCTACGTGAGGTTATTGACGAGTCAAGTCAAAAGGTTCTTGTGTTCGTACCTTTCACACATGCTATAGACATATTAACAGATAAATTACGTTCGGAAGGTATAACAACAGAGGTAATACGTGGAGATGTACCTGCGTACAAACGTACTCAGATATTTAAAAAATTTCAAGAAGAGGCTGACCCAACAGTCCTGGTGATACAACCACAAGCGGCATCACATGGTGTTACGTTAACACGAGCTAACACAGTGGTATGGTGGGGGCCAACGAGTTCGCTGGAAACATACGACCAAGCGAACGCACGTGTGCATAGGTCTGGACAGACACATAAATGCACGGTTGTGCAACTGCAAGGTTCTGACGCAGAAAAGCACGTTTATAGATTATTAGATAGAAAAATAAACGTACACACAAAATTTGTAGAACTTTACAAAGAAGTGCTTGACTAAGATATATTTTGATATTATATGTTATCATATAATAAGAATAGGAGAGAGATATGGGTGGCAAAGTAACCCCTGATAGACTGGCAAAAGCGTATTTACGTATTCGAGCAGAACGGTCTGTGTTATCGGCTCAGTTCAAAGAACAGGACGGAGAGCTTATACGAAAACTAGATCGACTAAAACAGGCAATGCTAGATCATTGTGAAGCACACAATGTAGAAAGCGTGAGAACTTCTGAAGGGCTATTCTTTCGTTCGACTAAAAAGAAATACTGGGTTAGTGAATGGGATGCTATGCACAAGCTTATTGTGGAAGAGAATGCACCTCAATTACTAGATAAACGTATCAATCAGGCGAACATGAGAGAGTTCTTAGAAGAAAATCCTGATCTTAAGCCAGAGGGATTAGAGATTGAAGAAGAACTAACAATTTCTGTGAGGAAGAAATGAATGAACCTTTTGTACCAATAGAAGACGTAGCTAAACATTTTAGCGTGTCTCAATCGACTGTTCGTGCTTGGGTACGTCAAAAGCACATACCAGAGGATACCTATGTAAAGATAGGTAATACCTATAGGTTTTGTCTTAGCGATGTAGCCACAGCATTAACCAAAATATCTAGTAAACGTAGCGAAGAAACAGTGAGCGAAGATTCACTAGCTGAACTAGATGAAGACTTATAATATAGAGAAGGAGAGAAAATGGAACAATATATTATAAAAAACGTAGAGGCTTTATGGCCTAAGATAAACAGAACGTACCACTTTGACAGTAACGAAGGACGGTCTGTTCCATGCGAGCCAAAAGCTCAAAACGCGGAATACTCTATACAGTTTCGTATGGATGAGACCACTGCAAAGGGGTTGTATTCTGAGATGTCCAAAGTGTATCAAGCCAACAAAAAAGATAAGTGGGCTGATAAACTTGAGAGAACCTTTGTGAAAGACGATGATGGTATGTACACACACAAAGCAAACTTAAAGGGTGCATACAAGAACGAAGTTACTAAGAAGCCTCTACAGGTTGACGCAAAAGGTAATTCGTTACCAGACGAGTTTTTGTTAACAACAGGTAGCACGGTCAATGTAGCCGTGCAATTTGTTCCATATGACATGGGTGGCAAGCAGAATGTTTCACTGCGTCTCAAAGCGGTACAGGTAATTAAGTATGTGCCTATCGAAGAGAGAAATCCCTTTGAGGCAACCGATGGGTTTGTGTTTAATAAGACTGAAGACAACCCCTTCACTGAAGACGCGGTGGCAGAACCAAAGAAGGTCGTTAAAAAGCCCTCCCCTCCCACCAAGGATGCTGATGACGACTTGAGTTCTATCGTTGACGATTGGGACGATTAATAGAACTACACCACGACTAGGCTTTTGCCGAAAGGATAACGTGCCGTATCTTGTCGTGGTGTCTTTGGCACAAGGTGGGAAAAATGGAAACGAAAAAATTTTTAGAGAGAGTTTTAGGTGATGGATACTATTCTGTATTGGGTCTTGGGGACAAGAAAGTACAGAGCTTCCATGCAACCATAGATGACGTAATAGACAAAGCTAACCAACTAGATGCTGAAGGTATAAACGCATACTTTGGATTAGCTACTTTTGAAACAAGCAATGACAGGAAAGTCACAAACGTAAAGAGCTTAAGTTCTTTTTATTTAGATCTAGACTGCGGTGTTGGGAAAGAATACACAAATCAAAACGAGGCTTTCCACGACCTGAAAAGATTTACAAAAGAAACAGGACTACCTCGACCCATGCTAATCAACTCTGGGTACGGAATACACGTGTACTGGGTTCTTAGGGAGAGTGTGTCATACGCTGAGTGGCTACCTGTAGCGCAGGCCCTCAAAGACATGTGTATACGTCATAACTTATCAGCAGACAATGGTGTAACTGCGGACGCTGCGCGGGTACTCAGAGTTCCTGGCACACACAACCATAAGCGTGGTACACAGAAACCTGTAATGTTTTTTGGTACGGGAGAGTTCCGTGATGTAGAGTTTGATGAGTTTTCTAGACTCATAGGTGCAGAGGGGGTCAATGTACCCACTAAAGTGGATAACGAAGAAAGCGCATTCAAGAAAGCCATGATAGAGAACTCTGAGAATAGCTTTAGGGTAATACTCAACAAGACTATAAAAGGCGAAGGGTGTGAGCAGTTAAAGAATATAATGGAGAATCAGCAGGATATAAGCGAACCTTTGTGGAGAGCAGGGCTATCTATAGCTAAGTTCTGCAACGATGCCGACAAAGCAGTGCATAAGATGTCTGAGAGACACCCAGAGTATAGTGAGAACTTAACAGAAGAGAAGGTTGGGCCTATAAAAGCTCCGTATTACTGCACGACGTTTGAAGCGGAGAACCCTGAACCTTGTTTAGCATGTAGCCACCGAGGAAAAATAAATTCACCTATAGTTTTAGGAATGGGTATAAAGAAAGCACCTGTATCAAAAGATATACCTTTATATCCAGAGCCGTACTTTCGAGGGGCAAATGGGGGTGTGTATATACGCTTCAAAGACAAAGACGGTAACATAGAGGACAAAGTAATATACCAAAACGATTTATACGTTATTAAACGTATCATGGACGTAGAGGTTGGTGAAGCTATAGTTATGCGTTTACACCTACCTCAAGATGGCATAAGAGAGTTTACAGTCCCGTTGACTTCTGTAACATCTAAAGAAGAATTAAGAAAACAACTGTCTATGCACGGCATAGCTGTACTGAGAATGGATGATATAATGGCATACACAACTACATGGGTTACACAACTACAAGCAAAGAGTGTCGCAGAAGAGGCTCGTAGACAGTTTGGTTGGACAGATGACGAGTGTGGGGGATTCGTACTTGGTGGGGAAGAGATAACTTTAGACGAGACTAAGTTTAATCCACCCTCTACACCCACAGCAGGTTTGTTTCCATCCTTTGAACCCAAAGGCACGTTGGAGGACTGGAAAGACACAGTAAACTTCTATAACCGTGATAGCTTTGAGTTACATCAGTTTGTGCTTGGAACGTCTTTTGGTTCTCCGTTGATGAAGTTCTCTCCCATAAACTGCGCTGCTTTACACATATACAGTAAGGAGTCAGGGGTTGGTAAGACAACCGCTATGATAGCGGGGGCATCTGTGTGGGGTAGTCCAGAAGATTTGATTATGCACGAACGAGACACATACAATACAAAGATGAACAGGGGTGAGATATACCACAACCTGCCAATGTATATGGACGAGCTTACAAATACTTCAGGAAAAGAATTGTCTAACCTAGCATATCAACTGACAGGGGGTAGACAGCGTGGACGTATGTCAGCGAGCAGTAACGTGGAACGTCACAGAGGTGAGGCATGGAAACTATTGGCTGTAACTACAGGGAACACAAGTATGGTAGAGCGCATAAGTATTATAAAAGCTATGCCGAAAGCAGAAGCACAGCGCATACTAGAGTGCCGTGTTAGTCGTATGCAGTTTGATACAAAAGAAGAAACAGATGTGTTTAGTGCATGTCTACAAAACAACTACGGACATGCAGGTAAGGTATATATCAAACATGTTATGGAGAACTTAGAAGAGGTACAGAAACTAATACGGCAAGTACAAGAAAAGGTAGACGCTAGGGCAGGACTCACAGCAGAAAACCGCTACTGGTCGGTACTTGTTGCCTGTACGCTAACAGGTATTATGTTGGCTAAACGCTGTGGTTTGGTTAAGTACGACGTTAAAAAGTTATTTAACTGGGCTGTAGAACGTTTGAAAGAGAACAAACGTCAGGTAGAGGACATGAGCATATCTGTCGAGGAGACACTCAACGACTACATACACGAGCATTGGAGTAATGTATTGTGGATTAAAAGCACAGAGGATTTACGTAAGCAAGAGGGCGATGTAGCTAATCTTGTTATACCTGAAGCTTTACCAAGAGGTAAACTCGTAGCTCGATACGAGACAGATTTGAAACGTGCTTTCCTTGTACCCAAACCTCTGAAGGCATGGTGTGGTGAACATCAAATAAACTATAACTCGTTTCTACAAGACCTTACGACTAAGTTGGGCGCTACAAAGACCAAGATGAGGTTAAGTAGAGGCACTCACATGAACCTGCCCCCCACATGGGTCATACAGGTTGATTGCGCTATAGATGATGAGATTACGACAGGGAATACTGAAGTCGGATGATTTGAACCCAGATGGGGTTCGCATTGTGGTAAACTGGGACAACATGGTGACAAGTTCCTCTGTATTTGTCCCATGTGTAGATGCCCAGGAAGCTATAAGACAAATAAAAAATATAGTAAAAACAAAAGGTTGGGGCATAGAAACGCATGTGCGTGTAGAGAACAACAAATTAGGTGTTCGCATTTGGAGAATTTTGTGATAAATGTAGGGTGACAGGTTATGCTTGTCACTCTCTTTCTCTTATGTGACCATCTTCGGGTGGTCACTCTTTTTACCCAAAACCAAACAATCTATCAAAGTTGTAGTCGGGGTCCCACTCATCTTCAAGGAGCATGAGGTATGCTCTGTTTTGTTTAGATATGTTTATACCGTTGTTTACCATTATGTTCTTTGAAGTTTCTTTGTGGCTTTGCATAGACCTATACACACTGTCACCTGTTATGGCTGCGAAAGGGTGCTTCTCATTGAAGTCCATTAACTCTTGAAACGCATCGTCGTACATAGGCACATCACCAGTTCTAAGTCCCACGTATAGTTTCTTTAGTATGTTACTCCTCTTAGTATTTAA